ACCAACACCCATATCTCTACCAACACCTAAATCAACAACATGCGCAGAGATTGCAGCAACAGCAGCATCTCCCTCATCGAATAATAGTTCTTTATCTATAAGCATTTTAATTCTCCTTTATGTAATTATGCTACAACAGCTTCTGTAGTTAATAAGCTATCGACTTTTCTAATTGGAATGTTTCTGAAATGAGGCACAAGCTTGCCATCAACATCAGTGTAAGTCATACCAGCAGAAGCTACATCGTCTCTACGTTGGATGTCTAACATCTGAATAGCAGTTCTGTTCATGTAGAAAGAACATTTACCCATGTTGAAAGATGGTAATCTATGCATTGCTTTGATCATTAAGTTAATAAGATCAGCTTGCTGCCCAGCGTTTGCAACTAAATCAGTAGTGCCTATGTTAGCTATACGTACAACGTATCTCCAATCTCTTAATGCAATACCACATTTCCATTTCCACTGATCTTGGAAAGCACGTAAACGGCTTGTACCAATTTCTGTTTTGTCTTGGATAGTAACTTCACCATGATCATAATGCTGTAATCCAGCCTTAGAACCTTTTGGAAAAATACCATGCACAGAGTTTGCACCCCAGCATACTAACCATACAGACATATTATCAGCACCTGTACCACCACCAGAAATTACATTCTGTGCGTTCTCAGCTACTAATGGATCTAATGTAGAATAACGTGGAGCAAGACCTGTAAACTCTTCTGGAGCAACAGAGCTGTTACCATAGAATACAGTTGATGCCATTTCTTGGTTCATTGCTTCGATGAATGCTTGAGCTTCACTTAAACGGAAAGCTGATGTATTACCGTTAAGTTCTGCAAGATCGCAATCAACTTCAGACCATGCCTCCATAATCCCACATGCCTCATCAATTTGAGCACTTGTAGATTTAGATGGCTGTACACCTTGGTTAATTAATTTCCAAGCCACTTCTGGTAAACCAGTTCTTACAGATGTTCTATGTCCAGTTGGTAGGTTACCCTCCATCCAAAGCATATCATCTAAGATTTCATTTGTTTGGCTTAATAGTTCTACGATTGTTGGAACCTTACCATCTGGATCTAAACGCTTAGCCCAGTCAGCAAGTGTTAATACTAAATTTCCTTTTGTCATTTATTCTCTCCTAGTTGTGTTTAGTTTTATCAAACAATATATCTGCAGCAGATCTTGAATCTCCTGCTTGAGCAGCTCCACCTTTTACAAGCGAATCACTCTCCATTGCTCGACCGATTCTAGCGAACACTCGAACTACCTCTGGGTTATTTCCAAACCCCGTATCCTCAAGTTGTTTTTTAAAAGCCTCCGAACCAAAACGACTAACAGCATTTTTAGCGCACACTACACTTTCGTTATAGTTGTCGCCTCCAATTTCTTTATCGTCTTTACATTCAGCAGCCCACTTATCCACTAGCTCTTTATGATCATTTAAATTACTCTGATGAAAATCGTCTATCGCTTTACTCCGATCAGTCACTAACTTCTCTGCTGCATCCTTACTGAGTCCTTGCTCTTTAGCGTAGCTGGCAATCCTCTCCATGTCTGCATCACTAAGAAGTGAGTCCTCGGGCTTTGAAAGCTCGTACTCTTCACTCTCAGACTTACTGTCTTTATCATCTTTTTCACCCTCTTCTTTAGATTCATCTTTGGTTTTATCCTCAGGCTCATCCTTAGTTTCAGGTTCATCAGTTGATTTATCATCCTCTGGTTTTTCACCATCAGACTGTGCATCTTTTTCTGGCTCATCGGTTTTATCAGAGTCACCATATAAAGAGTCTGCATCACTCTTCTCAGGCGGTACCTCTACCTCTTTACCAATTTCAGGTGCTGATATATCTACGCTTTCAGTGTTATCTTGTGGCGCTTCTGTATCCATACTATTTAACTCCTTTGTTGTTTTTCATATTTTGTTTCATCAAATTAAATAGTAACTCCTCATCGGCCTCTACTATCTCGGCCATTAGAAAATGACCTATGTCCTGCTGTCCACTTTGATAATGTATCAATGCACTGGACTGCCAGATTGAATTAAAAGTTTTACACTTTTCCATTAAACGCCACACGAAACGTTGACCCTCTGGAGTTTTAAGAACTGCTCTAATATCATTAAGTTCTGTATCTCTATTTAGCTCTTCTCTTTTCTCAGCCTTATTAACTTGCTTCTGGCTTGCAGCGTTTTTAACTAATGCCTTATCCACCTAGAACCTCGTTAGTTAAAGCCTCAAGTGCTGAGCCCTCTTCAACTTTAGTCTGACCCAAAGTCTGTGCAGTCTGTGCTTGCATTGCCATTTGCTCTTGCTGAGCCTGTGCTTGCTGAGCTTGTGCCCTTTGCTCTCTTAGAGCTTGAACATCCTCATCACTTCTCACAATACCTGATGGGATACTTACAATATCTCCATAGGTATCAACTAATTTATCTGTATTAATTTTATCTAAAACTTCTGGATTAAACTGAGCCACTCCACCTACAAAATTTGTGAAGTTATTTATTGCACCAATACCTACAAGCTTTTGAGCTTGAGCCATTACAGATGTGTACTCAACTTTTATTTCTTTTCCTTTTAACTCCTCAGGTGGTTGAGGTATTAATTCAAACTCCTGCATTAAATTAAAAGTGATCTCTATTAATGGATCAAGCAGATCTTGATTAAGTTGCTCCAGTACAGGACCGAGAGCTAATAACTTCTCTTCATGTCTTTCTTGAATCTCAGTTGCTGTGATCTGTCTACGATCTGTATTTGAAAGCATCAAAAATAAATCCACATAAAATGCTTTGTTGATTCTCTCTCTTACTTGATCTTGCTTAGCCTCAAGAGTTTGAACGTTAAAGTTAACTTCATGAGCTGGCTGAAAACCACGCTGACCTTGAGTGACATCAGTATATGTAATATCACCAGGCAAGATACTTGCTTTCTGGTTTCGAAGTGCAGTCGGCGCTGTCATTGGAGGGTTAATCATTTTCTCAATTGCTTGCAATGATCTACGCTCACCAGTTTGTAATTGTTTAATATCACCAAGAGCTGTCATACCTGGGCAGTTAGTCCCGTACACATCCTCACCTGTTAACTCCCAACGAGGGCAAAGAACAGGAAAGTAATCATAACCTTTCTCACTTAAGAATTTGTTTTGAACTTCTGTGTGAGAAGTCCCTCCACCTGAAACTAAGTTAGTAGATCCACGCTCATAATATATTGATATAAATTTCTTATACTTTGATTCTAATTTCTTAGGATCATACTTTGGATTCTGTTCAATCACATGAGATACTTGCACCCAAGCCTCTGTATTATTTGTATACCAAAGTGATTTTACTTTCTCGCTAATATTATCCCAGTTGATTTTATCTGGCTCATCTTTTGTTCTACCAAACTTCTGCACCACCTGATCAACTGTCATTTGAAAATCACGTTGAAACTTTTTAACCATATTCTTTTTATCGTTAGCTATTTTATATGAGCCAATTGGAAAAGAATAAAAATGAATAACATTGTCATAGTCTTTCTCAACAAGCATCGCACCTGTTGCGAACGTGCCAATATCTCCATACACAGTTGGTAGTTCTTTATAAAGATTCGATTTTAAAAACACTGATTTCATTTTGGCAGTAACTTCAGTTAACCAATTCTTAACAGACTCAGTCTCTGAAAGTTCTTTATCTGATAATGTTAAGTTGAACCAAGGCCTGACAGGTGATGTGATACCGCTGGTCATCCCAGCTTTTAAAGTACGAACAGCGAGAGTTGCTGTGCTGTCTAATATTTTCTGAGTTCTTCTGTCACCTTTGTTAACATCAGTAACGAAAAACCTACTGCGACGAGGCAGTATAAAATCCGACAACTCTCGCCAATGAGTTTTAAATGTATTGAATTCTAATTCTAGTTGAGCTCTTATTTTTTCTAGACGCTGCCTACGAGAATATATCTGTGCCGATTCTTTTCCACTACTATAATCGTACTGCATTTACAATCCGATGACTGTCTTTCCGACAGACCTTGTGCCCTGAGCCTGAGCTCCTGTACCACCTGTTAGTATAGTTGAGCTACGACCTTGTGATCCTGCAGCTAACCTACGCTGCCTAGAGACTGCTTTGTTACGTGTGGTTTGAGCATTGGTTTGAGCCTCTTCATTCTTAGCTCGCTTCTCACTTGATTTTATTAAATCATTTTGTTTTCGCTGCTGCTCTTTTAAAGCTTTCTTCTGATCAGACTTTGCACGCTCACCCTCATTAATTGAATAAGCTGCACTACCTGCTGCAACTGCAGTACCTAATGCTGCAATAACCGTTGTTGCTGCTGCCATTTTTCAAACCTCCAACAAATAACTTTTCTCTATTAATTTAAAATTTCTTTTGAACAAGGTGCGCTCGTTAACTGGGCTGCGATCCTCAACGGTCATGACAACCCAGTCAGCAATTTCTTTACCCACTTCGACGAACTTATTAAGTAATAACAAAGCCGCTTTAGATGTGCGGTGATTGGGGACTACCCACCAAAACGACTCTGTTAATACTTTAATACTTGGATTATATATGTGGTTATTGATTAAGCCTGAAATAAAACCGACAACACTATTAGTGTCACTTGTAACAGCAACAAAAAAAATATGGTCGGTAATAAAACTAAGAATAAGTTTCTTATTATACTCCTCATCCTTACCATAAAGCTTGTACTTATTATCATAAAAATCAGAGAAGTCTTTCAGATGAATTAGTATCTCATCTAAATCTGACTCGACTGCTTTTCTTATGACATAAGACAAAAACCCCTCCCTAAAAATCTATTCACCCGTATTTTTCATGATAACGAAATTGACTCATTAATCAAGCTAAACCTTGGCCAGTGGATCAAAGTCAGCATCTGGATTCTTACCTGTCCCAAAAACTGTGCGAGGATCATCTCGACCTGGCATCTCAGGCAGTGCAAAAGTAAGAGCCAAAGCATCAGCCATATCTGGCGAAAAGCCTAGCCTGTCTTTAATTCTATCCTTTGGCTCCACAATAAACTTACCATTTTTGTAAGAAAATGTTGGGGTAGTTAGTTCTTTTTTAAGCTGTGCATTTTCAGGCAAAGCACCGCCTCTCTTCACCCACTGCGACATTTCAAAAATCATCTCTGATCTCTTATTGAAATATCTTTGATCAATCGCCTTAGCACTGAAATGTATTTCATGAGGTGAGTGACCGCCTTGAATTAAACTATCAATAACTCCTGATCCAAAACCACCAGTGCCATCAACAAACTCAAGCTCACTGTTCCACCTGGATTTAGCTAAAGCTATACGTGCTGCAATCTCATCACTTCTGGCTGCTCTCATTTCAACAAAGTTAAAAGCTCGCAGTCCTTGACGTGGAAATATAATAGTTGAATCATCACCAAACCTTGCTACATCTACCCCTAATCTTTTTTGAGCAAACCTATACTGAGGCTCTTGCAAATGCCTGCCCATTGCATCCTCAACCTCATCAACTGAAAGTAATGTATTAATACCAGACTCAGGAAAACGACCTAAGATATAGGACTGTACCCAAGGATCATTACGACCATACTTTTTTATTTGATCTCTGGCCCACTCAATATCAATACGTGGTGAGCGATCAGGATCATCAGGATCACCTGTGATTCTTATTACATACCACATATCAGCTAACGTACTTTGAGCTGCATAGAGCATACCTGTAGTAGATGTCGGGTTACCTGCTTGAATTACTCGACCCATCACCTTGTCTGCTGTTGAGAATGCCTGGTCTACTGACTTCATAATAACAGGCGGTATATCACCCGACTCATCTATTAAAAATAATACATACTTACTATGAACACCAGATAAAACTCTGCCCTGCTCTTCTGAATTAGATTTTTTTGAAAAACTTCTGGCAGATAAGAACCAAGTTTCTGGATGATCCCTTGAGAATATTCTACTTTGAGTCCACTGAAATAAGTCAGTGCAGATCTTACTACGCTGTTGCCACTTACTAAGCTCTGACCACAGATTATCTTTTAAGTTATCATTTGTGATTGATAATGCAGCACCTTTTGGATGAGATCCTCTCTCACCTTGCGTACAAAGAAACCACCAACCTGCCCACGATAATAACGCAGACTTACCAGGACCAGCACAAGCTTGCAAACTTAAACGAAATATTTTACGATTACCATCAGCAAAAGCAAGCAAAGCTTTTCTCTGCCAAACATCTGGCTCCACTTGAAACTCATTACCAACATAAGAAAGAATGTCTTGGCGATAATGCCTCATTTTTCTCATAGACTTTATCTGATCAGCAGTAGCCATAAGCTATAGACTATGCAGACTTGTTTGCAGAATCAATCTCTTTTTGTAACTTCTGTAGTTTTTCATACATATGAAACAACTCAGCTCTTTTCTTATCAAGCTCTATTGCTTTTTCATATACT